GCCATTAACAATACCAGTCGAGCTAACCGTTGCAGTTGCTGTTGCACCTGTACCACCTCCTCCAGAAATAGTTACCGATGGTGGTGTTGCTTGCTTGTAGTGCGATCCACCGTCAGTAATAGTTATACCAGTGACAGCATCACCAGTGATAGTTGATGTTGCCTTCGCAAGGAACTCGTCACCAACAATCTCCTCACCTACAGTAAAGTCTCCTGTTCCACCAGGATCCATAAAGAGTTTGATGGCATTGTCGAATAGTTGTTCCACTGCATCGATCTCTGCAATACCAGTGTCAAAGTCTTCTTGACCGACCTCATAGATCTCAGCGGTGATAGCATAGAATTGGATCTTACCAAACTGGAAGAATGGTTCTTCCTTACCAACAAATTTGATTTCGTAGATATCTTGTGTCAATGGGAAGTATAGTAGATCCCCTTCATTGGGTCTGCTATCTACTGTTAGAGTAGGATTATATTGTGCTACAGCTTCATCCCATCTTCTACTAGAAACACGGAAGATAATTTCGTCTGTAATCCTTAGACCGAACTTGGAGATGAACTCTGAGTTGTCACCAAAACCCGTGACGTTCTGCAACAGCATTTCAATCTGGAATTGTTCTTGATACTTCGAGTATCTAACTTCTTCCAGAGTGCTGTCTTGTAGAACTATCCTAGGGATATAGTATACGTCTGAACCAAACAATTTGATTTGCTCATCCACAAGATCCTGAATGAGACCTTGTTCGCCACTGTAACCTTGGTAGTAAGTTGGAAAGTAGGGACTGGTAGGCATCTTATCCGATCATATCCATTGGTGGAATTGCATACTTGCTGAGAACTTCGCTTTCGATTTTCTCAATTTCTGCTAGTGCGTCTGTGTAGATCTCTCTGCCGTTGAGAGTAACACCGCCAGGTAACTGGACGTTGTTATACTTGATCAAGTTCATACCCCACATCTTCTTCATGAGTGCGGTAGCATACTTCTTGACAAACATATCATTATACATCTCAGTAGCATCTGTAGGATCAATGAGACGATGACACTCAATCAGGATATTGGATCCTTCTTTGAGGAAGTCTTTGTCAAGATCCATATAGAGACGATCACGACGCATTGTGTATCTGAATTGCTGGAAGCTTCCGTTGTTCAGAACCATATCTAGAGTTTCTAGATACTGCTTGTTCATGTAATAGTTAAGGATATCAAGTGATCCAAATGCATAGAGATCATTTAAGAACAACTGATACTCAACGCCAAAAAGATTGGAACGGATTGAATTGCTGACAAGACCAAATACTCTAGTGATACCAACTACATGATCTGGGACTGGAATATAATTTGTTGTTTCTTTCCAGTCAGTTGTACCACTAGTTGTTGTTACACTAGCAGCAAACCTTGTCTTATCGTCAGCAGTGATTTCATGGAATAGATATGCACGCTCCATACCATTGTAACAGTTCTCTTGGAAGAACTGGATGGTATCATCAATAACGTTGTTGACCTGTTCGTCATCGATATTGACTTGGAGGACAGGCTCACCAAGCTGTCTCTTACAATATGTGATGAGTTCAGCTCTTGAATTTGGAGATGCCATTACACACAAAAAATCCCTTCTTACCTATTTAGGAAGAAGGGATTTAGTATTTATTCAGCAGGTGCTTCAGGTTCTCCTTCAGGTGCTGCTCCTTCTCCTTCTAGTAGTCCGAGAGTTTCGAGACCACCTTGGAGTTTAATTCTGTATTCTTTTGCCTTAGTTAGGTTTGTTTCCAGTTCGCTGATTTGTTTATCAGTTTCAGCAATCTGATCTTCGAAGTTCTTTTTTAGTGTTGCGGGATCCATAGTTATCAGTGCAAATGATATGTGATTATATTTATTATCTCAAGAAAGCGTTGAATGTCAATCTATTGGTGTGCCAACCCTCCTTAGAAAAATAAGGACTATGCCACAATGCACCTTCATAGAATATAATGCTGTTGAACTCATGTGGTTCAACGTGATATCTTTCCCACTCTTTTAATTTTACGTTAGCAGGATCGAAGGAAGTCATTGCTTGCACTTTGTTTGCAATTCTTTCTGTTCTGTAATTCCTTTCGGCAGTTACATACTCTTCCCCAGTTTCTTTAATGCGCCAGAATGCAGTTCCATTTGGTATCTCGTGATCATAGTCATCATCTTCATTGAATGACAATACAGAAGCATATCTAACGTAGTCTGAGTGTGGATACAAACTCATAAACCTTACTTTATCCTGAGGATCATACATCTGCAAAGTAAAATTGCTTTGCTCTGGATGTCTCAGTAGATCATCACTAGCAGTGAAGTAATGCTTACAGGCAAATCTTACAGGAGAATACAATTGATTTCTATAGTTTCCAATCTGGTGAAGATATCCAGGTAGATTGGTAACTTGTCCTTTTGTGGTGTCAACATAGTCTACAGACTTAGCAAACAACTTAAGTTGTTCTGGGTTTACAAACCAATTCTTAATAATGACAAGTTTGTTCTTAAAATTGCCAATATGTTTTTCTTCAACCTCCCAGTGTTGAGGGTGGTTTACCTCAAATAATTGAGGATCAATTACTTTCATCACAAACTCCTATCTTAATTCTGTATGGTCCTGTAGTAACAATGTCGGGACAAGCATTCATAGCTAGCGTAATTCTTTCTTCACTATAGTCATTCTTTACCTGATTGAACCCATGGTATAAACCAGATTGCCAAACAAGTAAAGTTCCTTCTTGTGCATTAGTTGCAATAGTTGGAACTGTGTATGGTGTATGATTTTCTGTGTTAATAGAAAATGCTGGATGTGTACCATTGGGTCTGAATGGATTGCAAAATTGTAAGGGAGTATGTTCCTCTTTAAAATTTACAAAATAATTACAAGCAAGAATACAATTACCATGGAAGTGTTGGTCTAACCAATTTCCTTTTCGTGTAACGTTAATCCAACTATTTGTAATTAACATCTCATTATATTCTGCTTTACCAAAGGTGTCAACAAAGAAAGAGTTTAAACATGTTTTGGTAAACAACTCAAAGTCTCTAATAGCTTCTTGAAATTCTGGTTCTTTTACATTTCTAAAAATGTCTTGGTCATATGAATTAAAGAAGTGTTGGATGCCACCTTGATCTTCTGGCATCTCATACTTAGTGTCACTATATTTTTGGATAATTTCGTATACTACCTTTTTCCATTCTTTATGGTGTGGATATTCGTAGAGACCTATTGGTACTACGAATAGATCCATAATTTGAGACTTGATTTTTTCCGCTGATTTAATCTTCATTTGTTTTTTCAAGAACCATGATATAAACACCATTCCACCAATGGTGTGGATTTTCAATGACACCGCTTAGAAGTTTACGTTCGAAGTAAACATCCAACTTGTTTTCTGATACAAACTGAATAGCACTTTCGACAACACCATCAAAGTTAGCATCATCAATAACTAGGATAAACTTGTCTGCCAAGAAAGGAAGTACATGATTTAGATTATTGAGTTGCTCAACATAATCATGGTTAGCATCATAGAAAATGACATTGGGTTTCTTACCTTCAAAATCTTCTTCTTTAAGATCCTTAATCGATGTGCCAATGAACGTGGTTTCTCCATTCTCATACTTATCAAAGTTAACTTTGAATTCTTCTAGAGGATTGCCACATTCTGTCCAGTACACATTTTTAGTCATTGGTTGACAGTTTGGTTCTGAAAAATTATCTACACCAAAACATGGAATTTTGTTATCCATGATAGCAGCAAAGAATGTACTGCCCATGTAAGTGCCTAGTTCTAGATAGACAGAATCATCATAAGAACAAAGATTATTAAGAAGGTGTCTTACTCTAGGAGAACTCAAACCTCGTGCAGAATATACCTCTGGTCTAAACTTAGATTTATTTTTCAGAGCATCATCAATCGCATTCATAGAACGCTGAGTATACTCTTCAATGTTATCTGTTTCTCCTTTTTTCTTGAGGGAAGAATCTACTACTGCTTCACAATAGTGGCAATCCCAACAATCAAACTTACATGTTTTGATCTTTTCTCTCCATAGATTGATAGGAGCATCTTTGACTTCCAGATCCTCCATGTAATCATCAAATTCTGGGAACAGAAGATCTTCTTTTCTTGCCCAACGTTCAATAATATCCATACTTTCTTTCAAACGCATGGAGTTTTCTCTGCCATGCATTTTGAAAACATCAATACCTAGATCAAGAAACTCTTCCCAATCTTCACGCCATGGTGGCAAGTTTGCGGATTTTAGAGCAGATGCACTATCTTCAATGTCCCACTTAGAACAAGAATTTGTACTAATAGGATCCATGAAGTATTGTGGTGCTTGATTTCCTCTGGTGTTATTGAAATGATAGTGTTCATCCATCATAGAGCAACCACCCCAACATCCTTCATTTGCAAGGATGGATAATTCTACGGGTTTACCAATCTCAGCACAGTATTCCTTTGCTCTCTTGATCTCCAAAAGTGCATTTCTATCTCGCATCAGATCTCTATCAAGGTTGATGTAGTGGAACCCTGCCTTAGCAAGAGACACAATTTCATTCGCCTTAGTTACGTTCCTAAGAATTGTGTTCTTGATTTTCAGTTCTGGGAATTCTTTTTGCAAGATACCAGTAGCAACCCAACTGGTGTGTGGGATTGTAGCAATCTTCACTCCCATTTCATAGACAGCACGGAAGTTGTGTACGAACAAATCCAGTGTCTCTAAGTCAGGGCGAACGTAAATGTTATTGAACGTTGCTGACAGAGGCAACTCTGCTTCTCTGGCGATTACAATTGCATTGTAGAGTAGTTGCCTGGTGTCTCCATTGAAAACGTCACCCATTGCATCTTGCTCAAATGGGGGCATTCTACAGGTAAAATACAGGTCTTTAACAAAACCTCTATATTTCATCAACCAAGGAATGACAACAGAATCTACAAAGATTTTATCAAGCTTGGGATTTATTGGGAGACTGAATACGGAGTTTTTCACTTGTGACATTTTTTACCTCAGGAAGTTTTAATGGTTCGTTTGATAGTTGTTCTCCTAGAAGAGTTGGAAGTGCGACATCATCATATGCTCCTTCCATAATTTTTCTCACTTCAGGAAGCATACGTTGCTGCATTTTTTCAATGCCTGCAGTCAATAGTGTAGCATGTTCCACAGCACCACGGATAGCAGAAATCTGATCTTCCTTGGGCATGTTAAGAATGGAATCTAGATTACCACTACCTAGTCTTCCAATAGCATGTACATCAACAGCAGCTTGTTTTGCCATTCTAGCAATCCAATACTGCCTGTCTTCATGTTCCTGGGTCAGTCGATAGTATTCCATATCGACACCTTCATCCATATGTTCACGAACGATGTCACAGAACTCAGAGATTTCTCTTTCTACTGTGACAAATTTTCTTTCGTAAACAGTGAGATCATAATTTTTTCTTTCCAGTTAAATCTCTAGTCTTTCGATCTCCAGGTCATCTGGATTTTCGAGAGACTTTTCAAGCTTCAGAGATCTTTCTAGTCTTTTCTTATCATTCAAGCACAGTTTGTATTTGTAATGAAGTTCGACATCAACTTGATGTCTTGTTTCCAATTCAAGCAACGCCTGTTGAACTTTTTTGTACGGCGTTACTTGGGATCCAACAACAAACGTGTTATTCTGATAGCGTGTTTGTCCTTGCTGCAAGTGAATAGCAGCTTGGATAATTTGATCGTTTGAAATATTATCTTTGGTTAGTGCTACTAGTTCACTAGAATCCGAAGGTTCCATACTTTACTTCATCCCCAATGCGGTTGTAATTAGAATCACAACGCCCCATTTTCTCTGCTTGAATGAATGGCATTCCAACGTTCAAGTAATCCTCATAGAGGATGTTCATATCCCACATGTTATCACAATGTTTGAATTGAGATTTAATAGCGTGATACTTACCGAGCAATGCGGCGTATTCCAATACATATTTATCATGGTTCTTGATGACCTTTTTCGCAAGAACCGTCTTATCAATACCTCTAGTTACTGCTAGAATATTGAGGAATGGTGTAGACGCATCGGGATTTTTTAGTAGTTCTTTTGCTTCGGGAACTTGATACGCCCAAGATTCTTGTTCTACATCATGGCAGTTTTTGAAGTTCTTGAAACGAAGTTCAAATTCTCTTTCGATGACTAGAATTGCCATCTTCTTCATGAAGATCAAAGCATTATCGATCTTCGATTGGGTCATGGGGTTTTTTACTTTTTGATACTTGATTTCCCCATCATCATCCATGTATCCTTCGTAGTCCTTTGAGTAAGACCTAATTTCACCTTGATAGTTGATACCATCATGTAGTTCTTTTGGAGTAAATTCGATATATCTTTTTAGTCCAGACTTAAGAGTATCGAATACATCTCTCTTCATTCTGACTACAGAAATGTTGAAGAAAGTAAAAACATTAATGAAAGTTGTTTCGTGCTGCTTCAATTCCATAGCACGAAGGTCTTCTTGACAAAGACCCATGAGGACATCGCCCTTTTGTACTTCTTTTCTATCTTTAATATATTTTTTAACTTCTAACTCAAGAGGATGTTGTGGTTTATACTCTGGAATAACCAGATCACCATCCGTAATCATTTGAGTTGGAATTTTTGTTGGGATACTTTCTTTCCATGCGAGATCCCAAGGCTTCTCGTCGATAAGAATTTTCTTTTTCATCACTGATATCTGGTAGAGGTTACAGTAAATGCGCCCGTGTGACAAGTACCAGAAGACTGTCCCTGGTGTCCTTTAGGTTCTGTTTTAAATCCACACATAACAAAACTATCGTTTGAATGGAAGATCTTAAATGTTCTGTTGTTCTGACGAGCGTTACCAGAACCACCAGAACCAGAATAGTTACCTACGCAATAACCCCAGTCCTGTCCCATTTCCATGTTTTCTTCACCAGAAGCAACATCAGTCTGATTAAAGTTAGAAATTCTACTTCCAGTATTATGGGTAAACTTCATCCACTGCTGAGTTACGTTGCCACCATTTCCGTGGTAACCAACGTTCCACTTAGTAGATAGCGATTTTTTCCAACCATCACCACCGATATTCGTTGTGGACCAGTTACCAGTAGATTCTGTAGCAAATTCAATGTATCTTGAGTTACTTGTGTCACCATAAGAATAACCTCTGTTTTCACCCTCAGTAGCAGATGCGTGGTTGTTACCATGACCTCCGCTAACTCTTGACATAATCTCAGACATAAAGTTTAGTCTGTTCCAAGACTGAGAACCTAGGTCACCACCACCAGTAACGTATCCTCTTTGTGTGGTCTGACCAGATACTGCACCAGGGTCATCGCACGATGCATAAAGGTCCCAGCTAGCACCAATGCTATCAGGTGTGGTAGAATAGTTATCGGTGTGGTTGTAGTCAGGAGATGAACCAGCAGTTCTGCCTGTTCCCGTGTGCAAGTTAATAGAAGAGGTGTGTGGGGAGTTACTACCCCAACTGTTGTTACCACCATAAACATAACCGTTGTAGTCACTAAAGTTACCATCAACGTATGTTGCTGCTCTGTCTAGTTGGTCACCACGACAAATAGTAACGTCTGTTGCGTGGAATGTTTGGTTGACAGTTCTCCATGGGTTAGCACCACGATATCCTCCACACAAGAAACCATGAGTGAAGATACTTCTGTATTTAAATTCGGAACCAATCGTAATGTTATAAGTGTTACCACCACTGTCAATCCATTGTCCTTGACCAGAGAATGGCAAATATCCACTGGAAGGAGTTGATGGGTTTTGTAGGTTAGTGTTAAAACTTGGTGCGTTATCTCCAGTAGTAGCACCACCAGCAGGCATATTTGAAGTGCCGCTAGGGTTACCACCTACAAATGCAGCAGTGGGTGATGCCCAGTATGCTGTTTGTCCATCAGAGAACAACTGTGATCCAGCAGTCTCTATTGATTGTTCTGGAAGCGAAGCGAATGGCTGACCATTTCTAAGCAGACTACCAGTGAAATTAATATCACCAGTAATATTGGCACCGACCTCAATGTCGATTGATCCAGCACCAGCTATATTGGTAATGTTATCTACCCTAATTTTGGACGCCATTCTGCTACCAGCTTTACACTATTAATTATTTAGACGGTCAACAACCTCTTTATACTCGGTCAACAACTCCAAATACTGATCTTCTGTCAGCGACGTTCCTTCTTTCAATCCTGCTGCAACGAACTCTTTGTCAATAATATGACTTTCGATACTTGCTTTTAAGATAACTTCGGATCTAAGATCTGTTCCTGCTTGTTTTGCGGTTTTAACAGCACTTGGTTGTTCGTAGTCAACAATAATTCTACCTTCATCAATAACTAATTGTTCTACATGAAGTACATTATATTCTTGAGCACCAACAGGAGCATATTCTAAAACTGGTGTAGTGATGATAGCATTATCATCGATCCATGCGTATAATTTCATTAGGCTACTCTCCTTACCCAAAAACGTTTGTTGTCACCGTTGAATGCGTGATATCCAACCCAATCCCAGTTTCTACTGTTATTAGTCCACCTGTTATAACCAATACAGAGAGATGAAGTATCACTACCAACATAGTACATGTATTTATTTGCAGGACCAGTGGTAAACCAAACTTTACCAGCGGGATCAGCACCAGATCCTCCAAAGAAGTGGTCAAAGTAAAAATGACTTAGAGTTTGGTCAGCTCTGTTAAAGTTTGCAGAACCATCTGTTGCTCTATAGTGTGCTCTAAATTCGCTACCATAGGTAGAACCATTTGGGTAGAGATACAAGTCAACGTTAGAAGAACCACCAGAAGACGTGTACCACATCTCATACACAGCATTAGGTACAAGTTGGGTTCTTATGTACATATCGTTGTTACTACTATAGTAGTAGTGAACATCATTAAAGTTCTCAAGTAGAAGTAGGGGTTCACTAGAACCAGGGTCACCACGTTCAATAATATTTTGACCACCGCCCTTGCCAATCTCTGCCCAGGCACCATTGTAGTAGAAGTCTACCCATCCTTCATCGTTAATACCAACAGTACCCTCCTGTGGATTTGAAGGTCTGTTGGAACTAGTCCAATGATTGACCTTCAATCTTCCTGGTGTGGTATCTAGGGTATTGCCACTATAGAGATGGATATCATCATCTGCAAGACCTCTTAGTTCTTGCACACGTAAAATACTCATTGTGATAAAAGTCTCTGTGTATGATATATTTAGATGATCACGAAGGTGCTGGAATTTCCGACCGTTACGGTTACCCCGTTAGCAATTTCTAGATCACCACACGCAAATGCGTTAGTGTTTGCTGGAACTGTGATACTCTCATTGAGAGAGTTTGGATTACTCTTGATAACACCGTAAGTATCCAACCACTGAGCAGCACCGTTAGCACGTAGTTTTCCAGTGACATTGATATCACCAGTGACTTCTAGTTCGTATTGTGGGTCAGCGCCATTGATACCGACCTTAGATAGTCTGTAAATGTCAGTGCCATTAGTTGCTTCAGTCCATCTAGAAGTTACGAACTCTGCGTTGTTCTGGAATAGTTGACCATTGAAGTTAACGTCACCCTGAACATTGAGTTGATAGTTTCTAGTGATGTTTGCACCATCAGTTGTATCAACACCAGAGAAAGCAGAAGTGTTGATTGCAACTCTATTGGTAGTACCCTTGATTGCAAGAGCTGGTGTTGCTTGATAAGTAGCAGCACCAGAACCGTCAGTTGCGTTGATCGCAAATACGTCATCTGCAATAACTTGGTTGGTGAGACGGAAGTTAGATAGATGACCACCAGCGTAAGATCCACCAGTTGCACCTTGTAGATATAGATAAGCTCCAGTGTTAGTGGTGCCTCTATTA